GCGAGTCTGAGATGGCCTGCCAATGGTTAATCTTACATATGTGTGTAGGAGGATAATCTCAAACAAATGGAATAGGAGTAAGTTCCAATGGCTAAGAAAACAAAAACAACAAATATCGACTTCGACATCGTAGACAACTGGGCTGATCAGATACTTCAGCACTATCCCACAGCGCACATGGACCCTGATGAAATGATGATCAATCAGGCCACAGGTGAGGAGAACATGCGCTATCAGGCCGACGAAAAGTACACAGTCGGTGGCGTTGTAGCACAGCTTGGTTGGTCGCTCACCAGCAAGCGCAAGTATCGTGACACCCTCCAAGAGCGCCGGATGAAGGCAGAGGATGAGTTCGGTAAGGAAGATACACGCACATACGCTGCACAGCTTGCAGAGACCAAGGCCGAGGAGAAGATGCAATGGTATGAAGCACAGTTCCTCCTCTACCGTGAGATGTTCGAACGGCTGACAGGGGTACATTGGGGTGAGAGCCAAGCTGCACCGTCTGATGATCCTTACCATCTCAAGTGGTTCGCTGATTACAAGGACCGCATGGCTGATCGTAAGGTCCTGTCATCCAACTCAACCAGCACAGGGGCCAGCCGCCTCAAGAAACTACAGAAGGCTGACTAACTGACACAGGGGGCGGCGGCAACGTCGTCCCCTTCTTTCATGCGCATTGCCCTTGGCTTCTACCCAGCCCCCGCTCCGCCCCGGCTGGACCCCCCACCCCTGCGCAGCTAACCACACACACCTCGCCCTTGCCCCCGGCATTGGTGCAACCCTGTTGGTGACTCGTTTCGTGGCTCGTGACGGACTCATCAAACGCAATTCGTTGTGCGTTTTGTCGCTCAAACTTTTGTGCTGCGTTCTGATCTCAAGGAGATTGAAAATGCTGATACTTCAAAACTACGCACGGCGTGAGATCTACAATTACACAATGGATGCTCTGGCAACCCACTTGGATGCCATCATTGCCGCTCATCATAACAACCCTGATGGAGATGATATGCAGCGGTATCACCGGATACATGATCTATGTGTCCAATACATCAACGAACAGTTAGGAAACCCACTCAAACACAAGGAGGTCAATCAATGGACGGAACAATAATCAAGGACTATGAGTTCCCTGTCGAAATGGTTCCAATGCAGGCTATCTGCGACGGACAAACAATCGATGTCCCAACCAAACTACAGCGTGCCGTCGTGCGCACTGACACCAATCAGATACTTGGTACACATGGTTCCAAGTACAGTATCAAAACGCACAGCAATGTTGTTGATGAAGTATTAGATGCTGTTGAAGCTGCCAATCTGTCACAAGATTGGGACCACAGCGTCGAGACTTTTGCCAATGGCGCACAGATGCGTGGCACCATCCGCTTCAATGATCTGGTGATGGAGCCAGCCAAGGATGATTATGTCCGCTTCGATGTACGCTATTGGAATAGCTATGACGGCAGCTGGTCTATCCAGATTGTCGGTGAGGGCATACGCCAGTGGTGTCTCAATGGCTGCACCACAGCAGACTCCGTATCAAAGACATTCAGGAAGCATACCTCTGGCGTAAACATCAAGCAGGAAGCAGGCAAACTGCAAACTGCATTGGATATGTTCTTCAAGCAGAAGAATGTCTGGCAGCAATACATGTCAATCGGTGTGTCTGATAACTGTGTGACCGCACTGTTTGAAGAGACACTTGCCAGCTACCCCGGCCGGTATGAAGGCCGCATCAACCACAAGCAAATGGAGGTTCTTGTACGCAAGTGGGATGATGAGAAGCAATTCCTGGGTAGCAACTTATGGGCTGCATACAACACAGCTACTTGGTGGGCATCACATCCCGATGCAGCCAAGCCACAGAATGTAGAGCGTCAGCGCAGTAACCAAGTTGCTGCAATGCTTCGCTCATCTGCGTGGAGAGCCTTAACCCAGTAGATGCTCCTAGCGCCGGGGGGCAGGGGCCTCGTAAGTTGTGCTGCGACTGCAATCGTTAACCGTCTTTCTACTGGGTTTGAGGACTGACGGAAGTTCAACTACCCCTGCATCTTTTCAAAACTGGAGGTCATCATGACAGTAACTGCACTTACTGCCGCTGCAAACGGCATTACTATCCAACGTCAAGTGTATCAACACAGCACTACCATCAAGCTGGTCATCAAGTTACAGGATGGCGGTGAGCATACTGTATTGATCAACGATTCTAATGGCGACCCGTACATTCAAGAACTAACTGCCGCAGCATACCCACTGGATGCTGATGCTGGCTGTGACAATGAGTTTGTACGTTGTCGTTATCCCCTGTTCCGCCCTCAGATAACTGACGAAGAGATCTGGGAGATGAACAAGGAAACGGAGCGGCTTTATGCCTAGATATGACATCACCGTGACGCATGAGTATCACGTTAATCAGATCGATGCAGCTGATGAGCAACATGCACGTGACATTGCATTGTTATTCGCTAAGGAATCATCAAACAAGCCATCAGAGATTTGGGAACAAGTGCATCACGTTGATGAAGCTATGCCATACAAAGACTAACCAATGACGGGCAGGGTAATTAGCCCTGCTCGTTCTTCTTGTAACTATTGATTGCTTGGACAACTTTACCAATCATTTTGACATCAGCAATTTTTGGCGGGTCTTGTGAAAATCCCCAATCAGCTGGCTTGAATATGATATGTTTATCAACAATTTGCCCAACTAAAATACCATTTTCCTCATCTTCAAAAGCAACTACGTCGCCATGAGTGGGTTTTGCATCAACATCTACAATGACTGTTGTGTAAGACATTATTCCGCCAGCACCAAAGCCAGTCCACATTCCTAATTTATACGCTTCTACTTTGCCCAGTTTCGGGTCGATTATCATATCTACTATTGCACCACTCGCATCTTTTACCGGTAGCCTTTCGCCCTCGGCTGGATTGATTAAACCCGGCTGCGTTCCGACTACTTTTGATAGTTTAGAGATGGTGCGCGAAGACGGGATGAACTTAGTATCGGAATTCAAAAACCTCGTAATGTTGGTTGGTGACGTTCCGGCTTTGGTTGCCCACTCATTAGCGGACATACCTTTTTCTTTCATAGTTTGCCTAAGCCACACCCGTATGGCTCTACGTTCGCTTTCAACCACCGACCAGATCTCCCATAGTCCTGCAATAATGCAGACACTACTCTGATTGCGACTAAAATGCTTACAAGCATTAGTGCAGTATAAATATCACAATACTTATTGCAATGCTGCATTATTGCAGTATTCTAATTAGATGGAAAGCTATTTCGAAACACTGAACACTCTGTGTAATCAAAAACATATCAATCTGCGTTCAGCCTTCATGGCAGCAGACATACCAACAAGCACTTTTTACAGGGCAAAACAGCGAAACGATATGCGATTTGATACCGCTCTGAAAGTTCTGGATGCCATCAACAGAATTTACGCACTTAAAACAGCCAGTGACCATTGACCCAAACTGGCACGCTGTCGTCAGCCGATTGGTTGAAGCACGACACGCAGCCGCTTTGTCTCAAGAAGCACTGGCACACAAGATCGGGTGTGCATCCAGCCTGATCCACAAATGGGAACAGTTCAAACGCTTGCCGTCCGGCTTCCTTTTGCTCTGTTGGCTGGAGGCATTGGACTGTGAAATCGAAATACGATCGCGTCGGTAAGCCAGCCAAGTGTGATGCTTGCGGTGCAGTGACTCCGTATTTCATCTGCCCAATGAAAGACCCAACCCCCAGTTGGTACACAATCTGTCTCACCTGTTATGAGGATCAGACATGGCAAGTCGCGCTCGCAGTAAAGGAAACTACCACGAAAACTTTTTCGTCAAGCTATTCAAAGCGTGGAAAATCAAAGCGAAGAAGCAACCGCTCTCTGGCAGCTTGGGCGGAGAGTATAGAGGAGATCTCATCCTCACCATCAACGGGGAAGACATCATCACAGAAGTAAAGTATCGCAAGGGAACCACCTTCCCCTCCCCCTTCACAGTCTTAGAAGGCCGCGATGCTGCTATCTACAAACGTGGCACTGGCACTGATCCCAAGTGGATCATGATCCTGCCTGATGCCACCGTCGAGCGTATCTGGAGGTCGCGCAATGATAAAGGTAATCGAACGGAAGACTAGCATTCAAATACACTGCACACGTGCAGACTGGCCGCTTGTAAGAGAAGCTATGGATCAAGGACTTTCATACATATTCTTTGAACATCAAGAGCCAAACATGATTGATGAAGCCTGCGTCAAAGCATGGAAGCGTAACGGTTGTCCGCAAAGCATTGGGCAATTCATACAGATCGATAAGTCCTAATGTCCTACAAACTCGTCGATGCTGTCATCAACCATGACATTGGTGACGGGCTTGCAAAGTTTGTGCTGATTGCATTAGCCAGGTTTGCCAATGAATCTGGCGTATGCTTTCCGTCACTTGATACGCTTTGCCAAGTCACGCACCTGTCACGCCAGACAGTCATCACCAAAATCAAATGGCTAGACAAGCATGGCTTTGTGCAGCGCAGCCACAAGCCGGGCCGGTCAATGCGCTATACCATACCGGTCAACCTCTTTGACCACCCGGTCAAGGAGCTAGACCCTAAGCTATCAATAAGCAATCAGAGAACAAACAACAGGCATCCCGTTCCTGATGATTGGGTTGCTGATGAAAAGCTGCGTGCATCTATCAACGAAACCATGGGCAGGGAGATTGATCATGACCATGAAGAAGTTAAGTTCCGTAATCATTGGGCCGCAGTCGGATCAGAGTTCGCCAACTGGGAACCCAAGTACAGAAGCTGGTGCCTTGACGCTAAGTACATCAGAGAGGTCGGAGGCACTGACAACTCTCCGGTCAGCGGACCCACGCGAAACAGACAAGGCCCTTCTTTCTTTTCTAGAGCAGCTGGGAATCTTGCTTCAACCAAACATTAACAACCGGTATGAAGTGACCGGCTATCATGTGCATGTAAGCAAGACTGCACAAAATGCTGGCTATAGCTGGGATACATTGCCCACTGTGCAGAAAGCCTTTGTGCCGCTGCCTCCTGATCAGATGGAGAAGGCGCTACTGACATCGATGATGCTGATGGTCAAGCCATCCGGCGAGTCACCAGAAGATGCAGCCATGCGTGTGCAGCTATACGCGCATCAGATGCAAGACTGGCCTGCCGATATCTTCAACCGCGTGCTTGGTATTGTTATCCAGCACAATACCTTCTGGCCTGCCTTCTCAGACTTCTACAAGGAGTATGCATGGCTTGCCAGAAACAGACTAAAAATGCGTGAAGCACTGCATTTATGCATGAAATGACTTGATTGTACTGCATTTGTGCAGTACTCTACTGAAATGACTGGAGGTCAACATGAATGAAATGAACACCCGTATGGGCTTTATCGGCGGCACCGACATGATGACAATCATGGATGGTGACTGGGAACATCTTTGGCAGATCAAGACCGGGCGTCTGCAACCCGATGATCTAAGCGATGTGTTCCCTGTGCAGCTTGGCATTGCCACTGAAGAGTTCAATGTTTCTCTGGTTGAGAAGCACGCAAACATCAAGCTTCAGCGTCAGTTCCAAACCCAGAAAGTATGGTGTGGCATTCCGCTACGCGCTGTCCTTGATGGCTTTGGCTTTGCTGACAATGAATCTGGAACAGGTTTGAAAGGCGGTCGCATTGGCGCTGAGTGCAAGCACACCTACGAGCGCAATACACTAGACGCCCAGCTGCAACGCTACATGCCGCAGATACAATTTTATATGTGGGTAGCTGAACTGGATGTCATGCAGTTTGCCTGCATCTTTGGCAACCGCGACTGGAAGATGTGCCGTGTCAGCCGTGATGTTGATTACATCGAATCCCTCAAAGGTCCGTTGCAAAACTTCTGGGAGTTTGTCCACGAAGACAGACAGCCCCAGCTTCCGCATTACCCAGTAACCCAGCCCAAGATCGATCACATCCCTATCGATGAAATGATCACACGCAATGTGGCTGGTGATAACGAGTTTCATGACAGAGCCATGACCTTCATTGAAACGAAGGACAGCCACGCTCTGCATGAATCAGCCAAGAAAGATCTGAAGCAGATGATCGGTCACGATGAGCGTGAAATCTATTCAGACATTCTGGCAGTCCGGCGAACCAAGGCCGGTATCCGCATCGTGCAGAAAAAGGAGGTCTAGCATGACGCAAAACGAAACCATTCTTGCTGCCCTGCAAGAAGGCAAGACTATCTCACCGCTCTCTGCTTTGCGTGAGTTCAGCTGCATGCGGCTGGCTGCACGGGTCTATGACCTACGCAAAGACGGGCATCCCATCGAATCAATCCAGAAGTCCAACGGTAATGCGACATGGGTTGAATATAAAATGGGCGAGGCATCTGCAAATACCCCGCCCCATCAAACGGACTGGAGGTCAGCTTGATGACAAAACCTAACACAACTGCAAAAACGCAGAAACCCCAAACCGATCCGAAGACGCTTGCTGCTGCGCTTCTGGCATGGCGGGCCACGTCCCCGTCTGCGCCAAAGCACGGCAAGAACCCGCACTTCAAGAGCGCATACTCTACCCTTGAGGATGTCATTGAGTGCGCCAACTCAGCCAGCGAATACGGCATCACATGGACTCAGACCACTGAGTTCGAAGTAACAGAACATGGGATTGTAGATTATGTCATCACAACAATCTGGCATGTACCAAGCGATCAGGTCGCTCGTGGCCGGACGCTTATCAAAGTTAAAGACCCAACCAACCCTCAAGCTATGGGGTCTGGTATTACCTATGCCAAGCGGTATGGCTTGCAAGCCGCCTTTGGCATCCCATCAGAAGAAGACGACGGCAACGCCGCCACCAAACCAGCGGCGGAAGCCGTCGTCAGCTTCAACTCAACACCCAAGGCATCGAACAATGGAGGTCAACATGCCGATTTTTAAGACAGGGATCGATATCCCACCACGCCCTTTCAACCTCAAGACAAAAGGAGTCACAAAATACGCATGGGTTAACGACTGGAAGGTCGGTGATTGCCTTGAAGTCGAAACAAAGCAGGAGGCTGATCGCATTGCAAATGCAGCACGCCGCATCGGCTTTGATGGCAATGGCACACCGGGCAAGATTGTTCAGCGTGCTGTGAATGAAAACGACGTGAACTTTATCCGCATCTGGAGGACTGCATGACACAACAGTATGATGAAACCGACTCAGGCGCAGCGTTCCCGCCCAAGGACAATACCAAGCTGATCCTGACCGGTCCTATCAATGACAACGGCAATGATACACGCATTGCCGTCGTCAAATCGACATTGCCCGATGGTCGTCAGATCTTTGATCTGTTCGAAAAAGTCGGCACTCTGTTCGATAACGAAGCTGAAAACCCCAAGGCTCCCAACTATACAGGGCCGTGGGGCAACAGGCGTATCGCTGCTTGGGCTAAGGAGTCCGACAGTGGGCAGCGTTATATGTCCATGAAGATATCAGACAAGCGTGATCAGATGGCTGTCAGCGAGGCTCCTATGCCTGCAAATAGCCAGGTTAGCGAACCCGTTGATGACATCCCTTTCTGATATCGTAACGATTGAAGATGTGTCTGCGGCACTAGGGACTTCACCCACCAAGGTGAAGGACCTATGCCGCAAGCACAGCGTCCCTGTCATCAAGATCGGACACCAGATCAGGTTCACACAGGACGCAGTGGACCGCTTGTTGGATTCAGTAACATGGCATTACCAATCATCAAACGAGGGAATATCTACCACATCAACGGCACCGTTTCGTGGGGTAACAAAAAACTCGTCATACGCCAAACTACAGGAAGAACTATCAAGTCAGAAGCACGGCAAGTAGCTGACGATATCTACCAACAGGCACTTAACAGATTAAAGGGCGGCACAAACGCTGCCCTTTTTTCAACTGCTGCTCTTGAGTGGGTCCAATTCAAACGCCCCGGCATGACGGACATTGATAATCTAAAAAAAATATCAGACTTCTTCAAAGACAAGACAGTCGATGAGATCAGGCCCGAAGACTGGACCGCCTTCTGCCGCATGCACCTGTCCAGTCACAAGCCGTCTTCTGTCAATCGCATCCGCAGCACCCTCAATGCTGTGCTGCGCTCCGCTTCCAGAGAGATCAAACTCGACAAGCTGAAAGACAACGAAGAGCGAAATGTATTTTTGTCAGTAGAAGACCAAGAGCGTCTGCTGGCAGCATATCCAGACTTCATCCGCCCTTTCTTCATCACGCTCTGCTACCAAGGCATGCGTCGTGGTGAGGCTCTCCAACTAGAATGGAAGCATATCAACCTTGACCAAGACATTATCCACATGCCCGGCAGGATTACCAAAAGCGGTATGCCCCGCACCATCCCTATGCATCCACGCGTCAAAGAAAACTTGCAGCACAACCACCCTGTCGTCTTGTTCACAAACAAGTTCGGACAGCCTTATCAATCCATCGAAGGCCCACGCAAGGTGCATGAACGTGCAAGAAGCAAGGTCGGATTGGAATACTTCAGAATACATGACTGGCGACACCACTGGGCAAGCCGGATGGTTATGGTAGGAGCCAGCATCAAAACCCTGATGGATTTAGGTGGCTGGGAATCTGAAAGCATGGTCATGCGATACACAGCCGTAAGCGATGAACACAATCGCAACACACTAAACAAGTTGTGAGGTATTAAATGTCACAAGATCAATGGTTTATTGGCGGAACACATCCCGTTGGTAAGGGTGAGGTCGCGTGTTCGAATCACGCTGGCAGCACCATCGCCCCCAATCTAATAGCTTGTAATCCTTCAAGAAAAGCACGCCGTAAGCTGTGGCTGCGTAGATGCATTATTGCAGGTTTTGCCAGTTTCGCCCTTTTTCTGTGCTTTATAAGTGCAGGAATGGGAAATAAAAAACACAATTTCAACACAGTCGAGGAGGCCCCACATGCCCTACAAAGAGTACCATCGGTATATCGGTAAGAATGACCGAGCAGATGCTGCGCTATGCACAGACATACTGGAAGTGAAGCGCAGGAAGGAAGCAGCACAAGCATGGCAGACTAACTCTGATGCATTAGCACCAGATGCTTTTGCTGATGATGTTTCTAATCCAGACCAAGATGATCACAGAGCATTCAGAAGCCGTGCTGTCACCGAAGTATATGGTGGCCTGTCAAACTATGACTGATCAGCTGCGCTTTCCATCATGGCCTTTAATTCAGGACCACGAGATTTGATCTGCGCGTACCATAACGAGTCTTCCATCTCACGAGCTGCCCCAAAAAAGTCCCTATCTTCAAGTTTTTTGAGCATATTCTTGAATCGGGAAAAGCGTGGCCAGCCCAAATTAAAGACCATCGAAGCCAATACCATTTGTGCTGGTTCCGGCAAATCGCGCCACCAGTCCATGCGCTCGTCCAGTTCGAACAGCGCAATATTGATATCGTCTTCCAGTATGACGCGAGCAGCACGCTCGCTAATCGGCTCACGCATATTGTGTCCATAGCCAACAGTCGGGACGCCAACTGTATCGTCATACATTGTCAGGCGCAGGCCCTCATGCTTGGCAATAATATCTGTTAAAGTTTGTCCGTTCATTTCTTCCTCACTGATTCAGCCAAGCCGCCGCCAAAGTAAAAGCCAACGATGATCAACATGATCTCTCCAATCCAGAAGTCACCAAGTATTGCCTTCACACCTTCAATGTCGCCCTTGCCAGCCAGTGTCATGCCAAGGGTAATGGCAAAACAAAGCAGGAAAGTGAAAGCAAACATCAAAGCAAGGTAGCGTTGAGCCAATTTGAATGGAGCATAAGCAGCTAATAAGTCTGTCTTGGCTTTGCTTTTGGCTGCCACCTCTTCTTCTGTAGAAGTGTGGATGTCATCTATTAAACTAAGTCCTTGTTTAACAACGTCTCCGCTGCCAAACATTTTCATAAGCAATGGAATCATGAGATCTCCTGTGTCATTCGTAATCAACCCGGATGCACATCATCTCTTGGTTGTCACTCCGCTGGATATCCTGATCTATATAGACAGCCCGCCTATGACACTCTTCAAGAGTATCGGCATCAGTTAAAGGCGCGACGTTGTAATTAAAAGGCGATACAGCAGTCACCAAGATAACTACCCAGACGGTTTCCATCTGTGTAACCTACTG